AGCCCTCTTTCATATCCAGGGCTACTAGCTCGTTTCCTCACGATTGCCCAGGCGCTTTGTGCTGGCATCATCTCGTCTTTGCAATTAACATACCGAGATATATCGCGTGCTTTATTCCGTATTGTTGCAATGCTAGGTGTGAATTCATGAGTTTTAATTACTAGCTTTACCGCTTCCTCTAACGTTACCGGGTGGATATCTTCCAATAACGATGCATATATTTGAAGTTTTGTGTTATCAAAATTTGGGTATATCGCCCCCAACGGTGCAATTGCCCTCAATATTTCCGCTTTCATATGTTCCCCTTTCAGCTGCATCAATCAACGCATTAATCTCAACAACACGCCGTTCAGTATCATTCATTTCCGGTTTTACGTTAGCGTTTAAATATTGGTCAAAATGACTAGGTGCAAATAAGGTTTTTGGCGTTAAATACTTTTCCATTTTCGTACCTATCCATTCTGCACATTTCTTATTGATCACTGTTTTAAAATCATCAATCGAATAACCCTCTTTTAGTCTTGCTTGTATTGCTTGTACATATGGTTTCGTTGAAGGTTTAAATTTAGAACCGGTCTTGAGATTTAGATATTCGATAATTTCAACGTGTGGTTTTTGTGCTTCATCGTCATGTGAAACATGACATATTGTTTCTATTCTATTCTCTTCTTCTCTTATCTTATCTATTCTTATCTGTGTATCCAGATTGTATACATTTTGTATACATTTTGTATCCATGCAGGTATTATCTGTGTTCATAGGCGGTTCAACCACTTCATACACCTTGTTTTTTAACTCTACCTGTTTTGCTTCTGGTAGTTCTGATTTTGAATACCTATCAGATTGAACATAATTATGTATGCGCCAATGGCGAATTACGATAACACCAGTTTCAAAACCAATAACAAACCGTTTGGCAATAAGTAGTTTTAAATCATCTTCCTTACACCCTGTTATACGCATAATGCTTTTTGGTGATTGGATAAACCCGTCATCGTCTGCCCTTAATAGGAGATGAAAGTATAAGCATTGTGTGCTTTGTGGCATGTCTAGGAAATTATCAGTATCAATAATTTTCTTTGACATCATTCGTCGTTCGGCCATTCAACCCCCTCATTTCGTTCAATCAATACTTCCCGTATCTCTTTTGCATGTTCGCCGTGTGCCTTATTGTGGCAATCACGGCATAAGCACGCTAAATTTTTTAAATTCGATAACCCCATTTGCGATCTAAATACAATGTGGTGTACTTCCGATGCAGGCGCACCGCATAGTACGCATTGGCCGTTATCTCGCTCGTACGCCCATTTTCTAGTGCGAGCGTATAATACGTTATCCAGCTTTTTCCTTTTGTTCATGTTCGCCCCATTCCTGTACTAATGAATTGATGTACTCATCATTTTCTAAAGGAATACCTAGCTGACTGCACTCATCAACAAGTGCATCAATTAACCTTGCCATTTCTTGTTGGTTATATACTGATGAGCCGTGATATGCACGAATGATTGTATAACCTTCTGTTTTAGCAGGCCCCGCATTTTCAGCGTGCCACCCTAACCCATGCCCTTCCCAAATCTCAATAAAACGCTCTGTGGCATCGTTTTGAATTGGTAGATAGGTAAACCTACCACATTCAATCAAAACTCGCTTGTAGACGTCATTTTTTGAAATGTAGGCATGTTTTGATAATTCACGGGCTATCTTATCGCACAATACCCACGCATAAGCGTTGGCATTTAATGAACGGCGCTTTATTTTACGTTTAATTTCAACTATGTATTCAACGTCCGGGTCTAACTTTTTTAACGCTTCATCAATCGGCGCGGGAATTAATATATTCCAGCCAATCGACTTTATTAAATTAATTCCCTTTGTTACCCACTTCATTATTTTGCGCTTTCCTCAATTCGCTTTTTCAACCAGGTTAATGCAGCCACCATTTCAAATTCATCTAGTAATGCAACACGCGGTTTCTTGAATTCTGCTGCAACATATTTCGTAATTTCAGCAGGCGGTACATTGTATTGCTTTTGCAATGCTAGAAACTCATCATATCCTTGTACGTGTTCTTTCTTTTGTGTTGTTGGTTGTGCATTATTACTTCCCATTGTGAAACGTACTGAGCCTTTATTATCCACAATAACCAATTTGCTTATATTGCGGCTTTCATCATATTCAATCTCTTGTACTTTGAATTTTGCATATGATTTAGGTTTTCCGTCTTTTCCGGTGTACCATTCGCCTTTATTTAACTGAATATATGTGAATGGCGCTGAATACAATTCACGCCCTATGCCCCAATTAAAGCAGGCGCGCTTGAAACTATCAGATGCTTGCCCCTTTTCCTTCTCTGTGTTGCTTTCTGTGCCTACATCACTTTTACTTACCCATTCACCAGTTTTTTCATTGTAAATCGAAACTGTACAATACAAGCGATCACCAACAATTTTATGTTCACGTTGCCAATTCAATGCGCCTACAACTTCATCAAGCATACGCATGTCAACGCGCGCATCTTTGTATAGCAATACCACCGCACCGACTGCGCCGTTCTTTTCACTTAGTGATTGGATACGGCAATCAATTTCATTTTCTCTTAGTGTTCTAAATTCCATATCCCCACCACCTATTTAATATAGAAATTTTGATTTACTTTGATTTCTGCACCTTCAACTGTTTCACCAGCTTTAATAGCTTTTTTAATCGCCGTTTTATCGGCTTTGATTTCAACCTTTGTAAAGTCCGCCGGAATTACATCAAGGTTGATAATTTCAACACTTTCGCTTTTACGGTATCCGCATTTGAAAGTACCAACGGTTAGCGTTTCAAGGCCTTTTTCTTTTAGTGCGAATTCGACGTTATTTTTTAGCCGTTCAATAAAGTTTTCTTTTGTTTTCTTCATTGCAGTTAAACGGTCGATTTCTGCTTTAATACCAGCGATATCGCTTTCCGTATTTTTGATAAATTTACCTGTGTTTTCTAGTTTTTCTTCGATTGATACGTTAATCATTTCTAACGTATCTTTAATTGCTTCAATTTCATCCGGCGTTTCTGCTGCTTCTAACATTGCGGATAGTTCCGCATAATCTTTATTAAGTTCGTAAATACTAGCCATTTTGCAACCCCCGTAATACGTTTAATACATCATCGTATGTTTCTACTTCGTCAGCTGCCATATTAGATGAATACCCTTTTATAGAGCATACGAACGATTTTTTAGCAGCTGTATCTCTAACATAAATGTAATGTTCAAAAGTGCCATACGAATTAGCCGTTATTTCTAAAACCATATAAATACCAGGGTATTTATTGCTTTTCTCTTCCTCAATTTTTTCAAACCGTTCTAGCAGGTCTATAACTCTTTTTTTATCCATATTTTCTCCTTGCCACCTCAACTACATCGTTGTATGATGTGGTTAAGATGCTTTCTCATGATTTGCATCGCGTTGCCCAATGGTAGTTGCCGTTACTGTTGGGCATTTCTTTTAATTTCATCAATGTATATTCCGCCGCATAATAACAATATCCCAATAGTGATTTGCAAGCATGCTTCGTACATTGTGATGCGGTCTAGTTCTAAACTTCCAGGCGTACCAGCTAGGAATACCGCACCGATAATTTTAATAATAGTGAGTAATCGCATTACATTTCTCCCGTGATCATCAGCATTTGGCTGGTGATTTTTTTTATACCTTGTTTGAGTTTCGTGTTTTCCGTTTCAAGTTCTTCACATCGTTTCAATAATTTGCGGTAGTTAAACGCGTTACACTCGTTCTCTATGCCCGCCACATTTTGAATTTCTTGTACTGAAAACAATACACCTGGTAATTTATCTATGGCGTGAATAACGCCATTATTCCTAAGGTTATACACCGAAGATTTTGAAATGCCTAACACTTCAGCTACTTCATCAACGGTGTATGTTAATTTCATTTCGTATCTCCTTTCATCAATTCAGATAACCCACACTTGAAATAGTGTGCCACCTTTACAAGGCTGCTAACACTAGGCGATTGCTCACCACTTCGCCACCTAGAAATAACGCTTTCCGATATTCCCGTTTCTTTAGATAGCTTATAAGCGCTAACACCCTTGTTATCCATCAAGCGGAAAATATTCTTTGTAACAGTTTTAATCATTTACACCACCTTTTCTATTTGATATACTTGCGTTATAGCAAGTAATAAATATTTCACCTTTCATACCTGCTATAACACGATTGTTTATAAGATTGCTTGCGTTTCCGCAACTACCTTATGGCTTAATTATAGTTGCGTTTCCGCAAGTAGTCTAGTAAACTTTTCGTAAATTATCATAAATAATCGTTTATAATTTGCGGAGGTTAAACATGTTTTACCAAAGGTTCAGTGATGCCATGCAAAAAACAGGCGTTTCTATGTATCAAGTTTCAAAGGATACAGGCATAGCACAAAGTACTATTTCACGTTGGAAAACTCAAAACTCAACGCCTAGTTTAAAGACTGTTAAAATTTTGGCTGAGTATTTCAACGTGCCAACCTCTTATTTTACGGAAGGCGTAGCGGGAACGCCTGAGATTAAACCAACCGAAAGAAAAGTTGATTTAAAACAATTAAGTGATAGCACTTTAATTTGTTATTATGGTGATCGTAAACTGACTACTTCGCAAAAAGCGAAATTATCAAAGGTGTTGAAAGCTGTATTAGAAGATTAATAATATTCAAGGGGAATTGTTAGCATGTTCAATATGTGTTCTTTTGTCTTAGATTTAATTAAGTCGCACGGCTCAAATGAACCGCGCAGCATTGCAAGCAAGTTAAACATTAAAGTATTTTATAAACGTATGCCCGTAGGTGTTAGTGGTGTACTGATTAAACCGGAGATTAAAAAGGCTATTATTATAAATAGCCGGTTAAGTAGGCGACAGCAGCGCGAAGCACTTGCGCATGAATTAGGGCATGCATTGCTTCATGGTGAATACGATTTATACGGTGGCTTAGATAGCACCACACGCGCAAAACTTGAAATAGATGCGAATACTTTTGCGCATTTATTGTTAAATAAAGGGGTTCAACATGAAAAAGAAAGATGCAATTAATGTAGCTTTTTATCAAAGTGTTTTTTATTTAATTATTGGCTTGGCTTTGGGCCTTGTGCCGTGGCAAGAACATAGATATATATTAGCGATTATAGTATTAGCTTTATTTATTGCCGCGCATTACATAGCCAAATATTCAATAGAGGAATTAGACGATGCAATGCAATATAACCATAAGAAAGAAAGATAAAGGGTTTCAATGCATCGTTTCGTACAAGGACGGCAACCGCTGGCGCCAGAAATCTAAACAGGGTTTTGAAACGCAAAAGGCTGCTAAAATTCACGCGCAAACGATCATTGATGAATTAAAAAAGACTATCACCTTTTCAATAGATGATAGTCTAAAAGATTTAACCTTAATACAATTTTTCAATATATATTTAAACGAACAGTTGAATTTAACGGCCAATACTTTAATCGCGTACAAAAACGCATTAAATGTAGTTGATGCGTTAAAAAATAAGAAAATAACAGAAATAACAACGCTAGATATTACGCGCGAATTTAATAATACAAGCTACTCAATCAGTTCAATTAATCTATGCACCGCCGTTTTAAAATTGTTATTCAATTACGCCATATCACCATACGCCATTATCCACACAAACCCTTGCATGCGGCTTAAAACCTTAAAGAAAAAGGATAATAAAAAACTATCAGTCTTTACTGAAAGCGAATTATCATTATTAGAAAACATGCAAGATAAACATTATATGTATTATGTGCTATTTTCTGTTGCACGTTATACCGGGGCGCGTTATGGCGAAATCATAGGCATAAACTGGTCTGATATTGATTTAGTAAATCAAACAATGACAATTAATAAGCAATGGACGGCGCTAATTAACGGAAAATACGGATACGCCAACACAAAATCAACAAACGGCGTTCGCACTATTCCAATACCGCCAGTTTTAACAGATATATTATCTAATTTTAAAAAAGTATCTAGCAAAGAACGGTTATTTGATTTTAAAAATAATAAATCTACACTAGCCAATCAAGTATTAAAACAATACGTTCAAAATAAAACTATGCATTCATTTCGGCATACTTACGCATGTACGCTTTTGGCAAATAATGTAGATATAAAAACCGTTGCCAGTCTATTGGGCGATACCGTGGATACGGTAATAAACAATTATATTCACTACACTGACGAAATGCGAAGAAATGCCGCTGATAAAGTGGCAAATATTTTTGGATAATATTTTTTGCCGTTTTTATGCCGTTTTATAGAAAAACGCATTAAAAAACAGGGTTTTACACATATATTTAACAATACTTTATTATACCATATTACA